TGATTGATCCAATTAAGAGTGTCAGGACTAGCCATTTTTTCTCCTCTTCATGGATGCTTTCAAATGCTGAGACATTAGTCTATCAAAATATTCAATATTTTTCTCTGTTGCTGTAAGTATTGGCCTTGCAGGCATTGGAAACTTGTTTCCAGGAGTTCCTTCCTGATGATAAACAGCATATTCAACATCTGTACCAAACTCAATTCTATTATTAGTTATTCTATATAATTTAGAATTAGTAATCGATCTTTTTAACTGACCTGTGTGATTAAGTATCCTATCTCCATCTTGTAGAAGCGTCCTATTATTAGGCCTTGTAAACCTGTACATTCTCCTGCCCATACTGATTTTCTCAAGTGTCTTAGGAGAGAAGTATGGCCAGTAGATACCGTCGTATGTTCCACCCAAAGCATTTGCATTGAATAATTTATTTTTCTCAGTCTGCATATAACGAACCCACTTCAGCATTGGCTCTCTGAAGTTTCCGAATTTCTTAATAGACGCAGACAGCATCGTTAGTTCGTCTGATGCGTCTGTCTCTATCTCGATCATATACGTACAGCCTTATACGGAGACAGAAGCGTCTTGGCCATCTCGGGAATGGCTACCGATTCCTTGCCCCTGTTCTCATACAGGTGCGAGATAATCATCAGCATCGCCTGCTTCACCGGGTACGGGACCGCCGCCGATGTCGTCTGGCCTGCGACATAGCGAACCTGTAGAGACGCGAACGGACGGACACCGGCTGGCCAAGTAGCGCCAACAGCAAGACAAACACGAGGAACAAGGCCGCTATTGTCGAGGTAGTAACTTGAAGCAGGAAAAGTTCGCTGAATGTTATCGTCTTCATAGTAGTAAATCACGCTCACAGACTGCACCGGGCCGTATGGCAACTCGACGTAAGGTGCGTAGAACCTCAGAAGCGCAATCTCAAGGTTATTCGGGTTGTAGAGAATACGCCCCTCGGTAAGCGGGTCCACATCCATGTTCAGCGACTTAGCATCGAGCCACAGGTCCCACGTTTGCGTGAGCAGGCTCTGCCTGAGTTCAGTCTCAACAAGCTGCCTGGCGACAGTAATCAGCGTGGTGACATAGGTATCGTCTGGGCTGCTAGCCGAGTCCTTCAGGATATTTACGCTGAAAGGCGCGCTCGCCACGCCAACAGATGCAACAGCGCGAACGAATTGCGCCGATCCGATGTAGTTGTACTCAAGAATCTGAGCATCGTTAGCTGTAGTTACCTGACTGAAAGTATAGACGTCGGTCCAGGATGAGCCGTTATTGCTTTCCTGGACCTTCACGTCCAAAGTCCCGCCAGCCGTCATCGTTCCGACATCAAGCTGGACGAGAATCCTACCGGAGAACCCAAGGACGTTCACGCTGCTGCCAAGGTTGGTGTACCCCACCGTAACAGCGTGGATGTCCGGGGCGATGGTCTGCAAAACAGTTACGTCAGACGTGAATTGAGTGCTATCAATCCGCAGGTGGCTTTTAGCCTCTGCGAGCGTAACCGGCTCAATTGTGGGACCAGTAATGAGCTTGCTTCCCATACTTTTCGATCCAGAAATGCGGGGGTGTTAGCCCCGCGCAGACTGGATCACCTCCTTAGAGCGCGATAATCCCAACGCCGCGAAGAGCCGCCAGAATGGCGTTGATCTTGGCAACTTCATCGCCGCCGACTGCATTAGCAATCGCAGCAGCCTGAGTGCCGTTAGCCTTCAGTTTTCCGCCGGTCGCGATATTCAGATCGCCACCGACAACCCAGACGTCTCCGCCCTGCTGCTCGTAATTGAGAGTGTTGTACGACATCGTTCCCCCTTCGGAAGAAAGGGCCAGGTTTCCCCGGCCCTATCCCAATCCTACGCAGTACCCTCGGGCGGCGAGATGAGCTTCTCGCTCGCGATGGTTCCGGCATCGGCGTTATCCGCAGGCTGGACGCGCAGGCCACCGACGAGGGCGAAGCCCGCCTCGATGGTGCTGGACGTGCCACGCAGCACGACGACACGCAGGTAACGCTCACGGGGCTTCACGATTTCGACCGCAACGATCTCATCGCTCGAACCGACCGCAACGCTGGAACCCTCAAGGTCGGCCATATCCGAACCGTCCGAAAGGGCGCCCTGCTGAACCTTGATGGTGTTGTTGGCGGCAGCCGTGCCGAACCGAACCACGAACAGCACGCTCTCAGCGCTTGCGGTGTCGATGACGTCACCGTTCACGTTGGAAGCAGCCGCCGAGGTGTAGGCAACGGCCTTCTTGATCTGAATCTCGTTGAGAAGCATCGTTCCCTCCTACGCAAGCTTCACGCGCTTGAACGCTTCAGCCAGGACAGGCTGCGCGTCGAGCTTGGCGCGACCGATGAAGCCAACCTGCGACGTAGCCGCATAAAGCTCCTCAAGGCGCTGCATTTCCATCTGCATCGAATCAACGATCCAGTAGTAGTTGAAGTCACCGATGATGGCGACGTAGTTACCGCTGGTGAACGTGTTCGGCGCGTTCTCGTCGAGGACGTAGGGAACGTCAACGAGCGTGTTAGGAATACCGTTGAAGCCGGGGTTCCAGATATACACGCCATTGCCGTCCTTGAGCTTACGAGCCCGGACGAGGAAGTCGCGATGGAACAGCCAGCGCAGGTTGGGCCAGTAGTTGGCCTTCATGCTGTGCTTGATGTCGATCAGCTCGTCGGCGGTGAAAGCCGTCGAAGAAGCCGTCTGGCTGTCGCGCGAGGTCGGGATGCCCTGGTCGCTGGCCGTGAACAGGCCGAGCGGCTGCTGAGCGCCGGAACCGGTCAGGAACGCCTTGTTCTCCGAGATGGCGAACTTATATGCCAGACGGTCCATAACGATCTGCTCGGGGTTCATAGCAGCCTGACGGAGCAGGTCACGCGAGATGAGAACACGCTTGGTCAGGCGGTGCGGGGTCAGCGAACGCTTCCCGAAAGCCATCGAGGTGTCCTCAGCGATGGTCCCAAGCTCAGACGTCCAGGCGAAGTCGCTGGGGTCGGAGTCGAGGGTCGGCACGCCCAGCGAGGCAGCGCCGTTCACACGGAACTTGCGAGCAAGCTGACGGATAGGGGTGGCATCGTCAACGGCCTTCAGAAGCTCGCTGAGCATCTGCTCGGGCACCACGAGGTAGCCGCCGCCTTCCAGATTGTCCATCTGGAGAACAGCCTTCTGCTCCATCGGCAGCGCGCCCAGACCCTTAGACATCCAGTTCGAGAAGGCCTTGACTTCGTTGTCCGAACGGCTGGAGGACGAATTGCCGACCAGCGAGGGGCGGGCAAGCTTCGTCTCAAGCTCGCTGATGCGATCGTTGAGAGCGTCAACCTGGTTCACAGTCTCCTGGACCGACGAACCGAACTTCTTCGCCTCAGCCAAGGCTTCGTCATTCTTAGCCTTGAACTGATGGAAGATATTCTGCATTTCAATATGCAGATCCTTTGCTTCCATTTCAGCCCTCCTTAAGAGCCGCGCGCATCTCTGCGAGAAGCGCAATCATCGCGTCGTCTGCCTTGCGCGGCTCCTTCGGTTTGCGAGTGGGTTTGCCGCACATGTCACAATAGAGGGCTTCCTTGCGATGGCGCGGGTTTCCGCACATATCGCATTCCATGTCCTCTTCGTACTCATCTTCAGGCATCATACCCGGCTCCTCGCCTTGGAGTGCTTCTAAAATGCCCATGGCTCCCATCGCATACTGATGAATTTCTGCGATTTTCTCCTTGAGCGACATAATCATATCATTATCAAGCTGCTTAATACTAGTAACCTGAGCGAGTTCATTAGCAGGAAAAGTCACGAGGCTATACTCCATCAACCGGACTTCCTTGAGCTGACGAACGCGCCCAGCCAAATCGTCCTTGATCACCTGATAACCGATGCTCAGGCCCTTCAGCGCGCCCTGTTTGAGCAGGGAATACGCCTCGCGACCCATCTGCGTGTCGAGATTAAGCTCACCCTTGACCAGCAGACCGTTCTGGTCCTCGCGAATCGCTCGCGTCACGCCGATAGGCTTGGTCTGGTCGTGCTGCCACAGAATGGGCACGCTAGGGTTCTCGGAGATGGTCTTGCGGAACGCACCAGGCATCACGATGTCGCCGTGGCGGTCAACGTTGTTGAAAACGCTGGCGTATCCCTCAAACTGACCGGCCTCATCAACCTGAACGTCACTAAGACCGAAAGACTTAACTTCAACCGCTCGCTTATGCTTGTGACGCGCTTCGACGTTAGGCGCGTCTGCCTTTTCGCTCATAGCCTTCTCCTTTGAACGATCAAGTTCCGCTACCTTACGCTCCGACCACGCGCGGCCTGCTGCTCCGCCCCAGAGCAGGAACGCCACATAACCAGGCGTGGGAGGATTCTCCCATCCTGGGCGCTTATCGACGGCGTGGCGAGCATGCCACGCCCTCATCTTCCGAATCTTCTCCTCCGTAGCCGCCTCGCCATTAGCCATTCGACGAGCCCATGCCACTGTTGCAGGTACGAGCCCATCTCCGCTATGGCCTTCCTCATGGAGTTTTAATCCTCGGCGCAAAGCCGAACGGACGCCTTCAGGAGGCGTGAGGTTTACTTCCTTAAAGCTCAACGGTTCCATCAGTACCTACCTGCGGCTGAACGTCGTTACCCTGCTGAACCTGACCCTGCGGCGTAAGCTGGAGAGGGAGCATATTGCTAGGTGTGACGATAACATCACCCTCGGGCATCTCTCCGTATCCGGTAGCTTCACGTTTCTCGTTGACGGTAAGCCAGTCGGCTGTCCTGACCGTCTCGTAGAGACTCTTACGATCTTCCGTAAGGGCCTCGATACTGTCTCGGTCGTAGTCCAGACGCAAACGCTCGCCAAACTTCGGGACGAGCCAGTTGTTGAGGTCGTCGCGAAGCCGGTCGAGCATAGGTAGAACCGTCTCGGAGTACAGAGCCCGACGCGCTTCCCTGCGGTTCTGATACGTGGCCGCTCCAAGTCCAATGATTTCGCCCGGAACACCGAACGCAGCAGCAATTTTTGCCGCAGTCCATTTGCTCATCTCCGTCATCGACATGGCCTCGGGACTCAGGCCCATCTGCTTCCAGTCAAGCCCACCGTCGAGAACCATCGGCTTACCGGCGTTGCGGGTTCCGGTGTAAATTTCGCCAATCTGATCCTTCAGACGCTGAAACTGCCTATCGTCGAGCTGTTGCTCAGTGAACAGCGCACCGGAAGGCCGTGCAGAGTTCTGAAGAAGCGCCACCTCGAAGTTAGACAGTTCGTTATCCAGGTCGATGATTCTGGCAGCTGCTTCAATGGCGCTAAGACCATACCAGTCGCTAAGCGGATGGAATGTCTTGATGTGAAGTACCTCAGACGCGGTGAACGTCACGGCTTCAGCACCGGCGCTGTATTCGTAACCAGCGACACGGTTCATCATGTCAGGTATGACCTTCATCCGGTCTGGACGAAGTGTATAAAGTTCACGAGGCGGTGCGCCTTTCGGACCTACCGCCTCGATGTAACTATTTCCAGAGATTAGCCAATACGAAGCAAGGGCTTCGAAGAAAGTTCCTCCGCCCTGCTCCGGATTAGGTCTAGCCAGTAGTGTCAGTAGGGGGTGGACGTCGATTTCTCGCACCTTGCCCCTGCGACCAGTTACTGGCCCCTGGTACAGAACCCAAGGTACGCCCGCGATAGCGCGGCTGATTTCCTGAACACAAGCGAAGACCCACGGATTTCGTGCGTAGGCCTCACGCGCAAAGTTGTCGTAGCGAGCTGGACTCCACTGCGGCTGGCCCATCGTCAGGCCAACGACTGCACGGGTGGTACGGCTTTCTTTCTTGAAAATATCTAAAAAGCCCATTTACGCTCTCCCGAAAAATAACTATACACGATGTCTAGTGATCTGCACTATACTCATGCATTTTTACAACTCTGTGATACGTTTCCGACCAGTCAGGCCGAATCACCGAGTAACCCATTGTCTCCATCGTGTACGTTGCGCCGGGGTGCTTCTCCACCTCTTCGATGGCTGCCGCTCTGGCAATCGGTTGCGACTCGTGTTCGACAATTCTATCCGGGGACTTCATTCAATCACCGTAATTCTCGGCTCTGCGCCAGCCAGCATCAACTCAGTCATACCCCAAACCAATGCATCCATCCTATCAGGTGACTTCATTCCTGGCTCCCAGGTACACATCTGGTCTTCCAATTTATGAAACGCACCAACGTGATGAACTTTACCCTGTTCGTACAGCGCGCTGATCGGCTCCGCTCGTGCCATCTTACCGCGAGACGCACGGACCAACTTAATCGGCAGATTCTTATCAATCGTTTCCAGGACATATCGAACCATGTCGCCACCTTGGTTCACCTCGGCAACGATACGGTCTGCCTGATGCCGCTTCATTGCTTCTACCGCCGCACGGCCCCACTCATCCGGCGTCCCCTTCACCGAGCAGTCCTCGATGACATACGCATGGCCGAACTCGTCTTTTCCGACCACGATGATGCCCGTTTCGTCGCTATCCTCACCCGAGGTCACCGCCGGGTCAACCGCCACCACGATACGCGCCATATCCATCGCCTTGCGGACACGCGCAGCGTCAATAATCTCCCGGTTCCACAGCGCGCCAGGGTTGTCATCCAGATCGTGACCTTCCAGCTCCTGACGACCGAGCCGAGTTCCTTCGTATTTCGTAATGATGCTGCTGAAGAACGATGCCGCGAGATTCGCACGGTTATCGTATGTACTGCCCCTCGTGATGATTACCCCAGGCTGATTCTGTATCTGCTTCATCAACGGCGTCGGGCGCGGGGTCGTCGTCGCAACCACCTTCGGATTCTTCCCGAGACGCAGACCGAACATCATCATGTCCCAGGTATCCGGGTATCGCCAGGAACCAATCTCGTCACACCATGCAGCCCCGTGCTGCGGACCACGCAACCGCTCCGGCTCGTCCGCCGAGTACATGTACGCCACCGAGCCGTTCTTCCACACGATACGGCGCTTCGACGGCTGATACTCCGGCTTGTCCCACGGAGGACTGATCGAAATCAATCCACTATCCCCATCCACCATAACGTCTCGAACGTCAGCAGCAGTAGGACCAATTAACGCAATACGTCCGACTTTTTCTTTTTGCCCGCGCACCCACTCAGCACCGACCCTGGTCTTACCCCAGCCACGGCCTGCTTTTACCAGCCAAATCGGCCAGTCTCCTTCAGGCGCTATCTGCTCAGGACGCGCCCAAAACTCCCACATGTACGTCAGCTCAGCGGCTTCCTCTTTCGTCAACCTCGATAAAAGCAACGTCCTCTGCTCGGGACTTAAGTTTATTAAACTCTTGCTGGTTAGCATTTTTTTCTACCCCCGAACCAATCATCCCCGAACTTTTCTCCGAACTTATCTCCGAACTTTTCTCCGAACCAAGCGCCAAGGCCTCCGCCATCGTCGCTAACTTCTCCATCAGCGTACTTCTATGATCCACTTCGAGATGCCCACTGACCTCAATCTTGTGATTCTCTCTGTACACCTCGGGTCTATGACTTTTCAATAAAAACATCAGCAACTGATCCGAGCCGTCTTTCGCTCTCCTCACTGCCTCAGTTTCTAACGAATCTATCGCATCTGCCTTCGCATCATGAAACGCTTCCAGGAACTCCGGATCTTTGTCCAGAGCACTTCTTAGCTGACCCCTAGATACCCCTGCAACCATTATTGCTTGACTAATGATCCCGCTCTCTCTGAAGGCATCTAAGAAGAGTCTCTTCCATTTCTCATCCCTGGTCATACCATACCGCCATTCCAAGATATGGCCACTTTATCAACATTTATTTACTCTAATCAATAGCTATTCTTGTGTTATTTAAAGTTAATACCGAAAAAAGGCATAATGTCCCAACATCATCATACGTCAAATATTTCGAGATGTCAATAGCGCAACTTGGAAAACATAAACGAAGTATTACGACACGGGTATGTCATTATTTTGTCATACCCGTGTCGATCTTGTAAACCTAGCGCGCGCCGATAGCGGGGAAGGCCGCTAGCACGCTCTCGAGAGCCGCTCTACCCGCTTCACTACGTACCTCCGTACGTGCCAGGTAGGGCAAGCGGGAATGATTCTTGAACACTACCCGGAAGGTAGAATAACGATTGTTGAATTCGATGCCTTCCTTACCTATGCAGATCGTCGTGTTCGGCTCAAACCTGAAGCCCCTAACGATAAGGTTCACGGCCGTATCGGATGCTTGAAACGCCTTGTAACCGTGATCCGGATTGCGAGAAATAATCTCGACTAGGTTATTGTTTGCCATTATTGTTTGTTTCCTTTCATCGCGATCCAAGCTAGGATCGCTGCCACGATTATCGTCACATATCCTCCGGTTTTGACCCGTACGGAAGCGGGTAGGGTACCCGGTATCATCCGGGTACCCTAATGGGCATTGTAGGCGTTACTAGCTAAGGTTAACGCTAACGTGAAAGCGGTACGCCTTGCTCCAATATCTGGATTGTTTGCGTGCGCTCCAAGCGGCTTGAAGGCGTCCGTTTCGGATATCCTCGACAGCCAACCGGTCCCATTTCCGGATCGTTGCCAATAGCCAAATCGCGTGTCGAAAGCTATCCAGTTTACCCGGCTCCGGAGCGTGATTGGATTGGAGCGCGCTTGCGCTATCCAGATCCATCAAGCCAATTTCACGTTTCCAGACACGCAACAGTCGATCGTACATTATTCCTCCATAAGTATGTCTGTTAGCGGGTATCCGTACCCTACCCGCGGGTAACGTCCGTGTTACCCGCCTTGCCTTGCCTTATTAAGTTTTCAATGTTCGTCCGTGTCCCTTGCGGGACTTTAATCAGACCACGCGGGGGGTTATTTGTCCAGACAGAAAAGCGGGTATCGGAGATTAAGTTTTGGTTAAGCTTATCAGGGTACGGATCGGCTACCCGGGTACGATTGAATAACGCGCGCGCTATATACCATAGATCGCAAGAATTTTGTGTAAAGCGATTAACGGCTCATGATCGCCTGTAGATCCTTGCGTGGCGCGGGTTTACAGGCGATCGCCTGTAAGGCGCTTAACATAGGGTCCCCTATGTGTCGGGACGTGCAAGCGGGTAACGCGCCTTATAGGGCATTGTGGAGCGTTTAAAGGTATAGCGTTTACATACGGACGTAAGATCCGGGTACGATCGGGTACGGTCCCGATTGTAACAATTTTGGATACACGGGTAAGAAATTTTGTCAAACATCACGGGTACGATCGGCACCGATCGGTGCGGTATCAATTCAATGCGAAACGAAATGTATTCTATTGGAATGGAATACGGGACCTGAGCGTACCCGGCTCAGGGGACCTGAGCGTACCCGGCTCAGGGGACCTGAGCGTACCCGGCTCAGGGGACCTGAGCGTACCCGGCTCAGGGGACCTGAGCGTACCCGGCTCAGG